GGTCAGAGCAATATTCACAACCAGAAAAACAACTCACAATGGCTGATGCTAGAGCAATGATGCAAGACAAAAGATACTTTGATCCAAGATATAGAGATGAGACATATGTAGCAAAAGTAGATGCTGCTTTTAGAATGTTAACAAAGTAATGCTTTATGTAGAAAAAACAATCCCAGACGATTGTTTTAGATTAGCTCCCAATCTACAACAGCTAGACAAGTACGAACTAGCTACAATGGGAGTTGATCCACTTACTGCACTTATAAATCCATTTAGATATAATCGCCCTAATACACATACATTTACTGTATTTGAAAAAGAGACAAATGAAATTGTAGCTATATGGGGAGGCATGCCTGTAAGTAAAACTAATCCATATAAAGCAGCAGTTTGGTTTTTAGCTAGTGATTTATTGCACAAACACAGCAGATTTTTTCTACAAGGCAATTTAAGATGGCTTACATATATAGAATCACATTATACTTTTATGTTTAATTTTATAATAAATGAACATAAACGTAGCATTAAATGGTTAAAATGGCAGAAATATTGCTTTGCAAAGCAACCAATGCTTGTAAATGAGATAGAAATGTATTACTTTTATAAGCATCTACCAAAGGTAGATGTAGACATACAGCCCATTATTTCGGAGATAGGCCCTAAATGGACAACCGAATTGAAGGATAAAGGACAACTGTGAAATATTAATTTAATTTAACAGGAGATAAACGATGAGTACATCAATATCAACTGCCTTTATTAAACAGTTCGAAGCAGAAGTTCATATGGCATATCAACGTATGGGTTCTAAATTAATGAATACTGTAAGGCAGACTAAAAATGTAAAAGGTAGCCAAGCACGTTTCCAAAAAGTAGGGAAAGGTACAGCCGTTACTAAAAACCGTCATGCTGAAGTTCCAACAATGGACATCTCACACAGTACAGTAGATGTAACACTAGCTGATTTCTATGCAAGTGATTATGTTGATACACTAGATGAGTTAAAAACAAACATAGACGAGAGACAAGTTCTAGCTCAATCTGCTGCGGCAGCTTTAGGTAGACAAACAGACCAATTAATCATTGACGTACTGGATGCAGGTTCAAACTCTGCAAACATTGCTCATGGTTCTGCGGCATTGACACTTGCAAAAGCGTTGACAACATATGAGACATTTGGTGAAGCAGATGTTCCAGATGATGGTCAAAGATATTTTGTAGTATCACCTGCTGGATGGGCTGACTTGTTACAACTAGACCAATTCTCAAGAGCAGAATACGTTGGCGAAGGTGAACTACCTTACGCTGGTGGTATGACAGCTAAGAGATGGTTAGGGTTCTTATTCTTCACACATTCAGGATTGACACTTGCTAGTACAACTAGAGATTGTCATGCTTACCATAAATCTGCTATTGGCCTTGCTACAGGTGCTGATGTTAAGACTGAGGTAAACTACGTTCCTGAGAAGGTAAGTCATTTAACAACATCTATGATGAGTATGCAGGCTGTGGCGATTGACCCAGAAGGCTTCATGCAAATCCAGATTACTGAATAACGGAGGTTAATCATGGCTTTAACAGCAGCAAATTTAAAATTAGTCGCAGGTGGCGGAACTGGTAATGTTTTTCATTACAATACAGCAGATGCTCCAGCTACAGTTGCGGGTAGTGGTTACTTCAATGACGTAACTAATAACCTGAAACAGTACGATATAATATTAGTAGCAGGAACTACTGGTGGTACAGTAACTATTGATATGTTAGTAGTTACATCTGCATCAGGTGCGGCAACTGTTACAACAACTAACGGTACGTAAGTACTATTGATCTTGAGGGGAGGCTCGACTACACCCTTCCCTCATTATCTTTTTATAGAGAGGTATTATGTTATCAGAAACTAGATTTGATATATGTAACAAAGCCCTTGTGCTAGTGGGTGCTAACATAATAACTAGCTTTGAAGAAGCTACAACAGAATCAACTGTAGCTGGACAATTATACGAATCAACATTAGAAGCAATGATTACCAGAATACGCTGGAGATTTGCAACTAAACAAGTACAGCTAACTAAGTTAGCAGAAAACCCATTAGGTAGATTTCAAGCATCTTATCAATTACCAGCAGATGCATTGTTAATACATACAGTAACTGTTAATGACAATGTGATTGCTTATGATAGATATGGTGATAAGATTTTTGCTGACACAGGTTCAGGTGATACATTGATTTGTGATTACACATTCCAGGCTAGTGAAGCAGAGTTTCCACCGTACTTTAAACAATGTATGGTATTTGAACTTGCTAGTTTATTTGCAGGTGCGATTGCAAGAAATGATAGTTTGTCTGAGTTGTACAGAAATAGAGCGTTAGGACAAATAGCTATAGCTAAATCAACTGATGGTCAAGCTCAAACAACTAAACGTATGGATGTTAACAGAATACGTAATAGAAGAAATCGCACGCATTTTAATAATGTTAACGCAACCGTATCGAGCTAATGGATGCCAATACAAAGAATACATCAAGCCAGTTTTGTAAGAGGCGAACTAGATCCTAAGATTGTATCTAGGGTTGACGTTGTAGCATATGAGCAAGGATTAAAAAAAGCTCGTAATGTTTTGACTCTTAATCAAGGTGGTATTGAAAGACGACCAGGCACAGTCTATCGTGCAACTGCTCCAGGCAATGGAAGAATAGAACCATTTATATTTAGTGATGATCAAGAATATATTATTCTTTTTACTAACACAGTAATAACTATTTACAGTAGCAATGGTACTTTATTGCAAACTATTACATCAACTGGTATTGCAACAGCAGAGTTAATGGAGTTAACAATAACTCAACAAGCAGATACTATGATTATTACGCATAAAAGTTTTTCGCCTAGAATACTACAAAGAACTGGTGCAACTACATTTGCATTGTCTGTATTTCAATTTGATGTAAGTGTTAATGGTGAAAAAACTTATCAACCATATTTTAAATTTGCTAGTGATTCTATTACATTAGACATAAATCAAACTGCAAAAGGAACAACAGGCGTAACGCTTACGACATCTGCTGCATATTGGACAAGTTCTTATGTTAATACACGTGTACGTTATCATGGTGCAGAAATATTTATTACAGGCTATACATCGTCAACAGTTGTAACAGGCACATTATTAGATGACGTTGAAATAGAATTAGATGCAAATCCATTTCGAACTAGACAAGGTAGTGGAGTTGTGGAAGTTACAATGGCACAACATGGATTTTCTACAAATGCAAGTATAACTATATCAGGCGCACAAGACATCTTTGATGTAGATGGTGATGGATTAGCAACAGCAAATATTAATGGTACATTTACTATTACAGTAATTGATGATGATAGATTTAACTTTACTGCTGGTGCAAGTGATACAGCAACAGAATCTGTAGATGGTGGTGGCGCTAGTGTTAAAATAGTAGGGCATCCACCTACCAGAAATTGGGATGAACAACTGTATAGTGAGCCTAATGGTTTTCCAAGAGCATGTTGTTTTCACGAACAACGATTGTATTTTGGTGGTAGTGCATCCGCACCTGACTATTTAACTTCTAGCAAAGTAGGATCATTTTTTAATTTTGATGTAGGCAAAGGATTAGATGATGAAAGTTTACAAATGCAAATTGCATCAGATCAAATTAATGAAGTAAGACATTTAGTAAGTGGGCGTGTATTAGAAATATTTACTAGTGGTGCTGAGTTTTTTCTTAGACCACAAACAGGTAAGAACATAACTCCAACTGATTCTATGATAGTAAGACAAACATCGTTTGGTGTACAACAAGCAGGTATGCCAAGACCTTTTGATGGTGGTACTTTGTATGTACAAAAAAATGGTAAGAACATAAGAGATTATGTTTTTGCATCAACTACAGAATTATTTGATAGTAACAATACTAGCCTGGAGTCATCTCATTTAATTCTAAATCCTACCGATACAGCAACAGCTACATCGTTACCAGATAGAACTGAACAATTTTATTTTTTAGTATGTGGTGATGGCACTATGTGTGTATACAGCAGTCAAAAAGAACAAAAGATATTTGGATGGACACAATGGAATACCGATGGTAATTACAAATCCATTGCTTGTTTGTCATCAACTATTTTTTCGTTAGTAGAAAGAACTATTGATGGTAGTACTGCATATTACTTAGAGCAGTTTGCTACTACACAGTTTGATATACCTACTGATATGTCATTTACTAAAACTATATCAGGCAGTTATCAACCACATGGCACAGTTAAAAACAAAGGTGCAGTATCTAGCGGATTAAGTCAGTTTATTATTGATGGTGCAACAGCTAGTCCTAATCAAGGAGATACCTTTCAATTTGCTGGTACTGGAACAACACATACAGTTACAAGTGTTACAGCAACAGGAGGATCTAACGAATACATAATATCAGTTAGTCCTGTAACAGCATCAATTAGCGATAATACTGATTTAGTATTTTTAACCAGTCGTGTATTTACTGGTATTACACAGATAGGCAAGACAGTACATGCTACATCAGGCTCAACAGAAGATGGAGATTTTTTTTATTATGGTAGTGCAGTAGTAACAGCAGCAGGTACAGCTACTTTTCCATCGCCAGCAGCAGCATGTGATATAGGCATGGACTATGACATTACGGTAGAAACTTTGCCACAAGATGTAAGGTTAAGTAATGGCGTGTTAACAGGTAAGCCACGTAAGATAGGTAAAGCTATATTAGAATTATCAACCACATATAATGTTACGATTAATTCTAATCAAGTTTTAATTGGCAGTAATCCTAATGATGACACAACTGGATTACAATCTTTGACAGGGAAAAAAGAAGTGCATACACTTGGATATGAGAAAGATCCAACATTGACAGTATCGCAAACAGCGCCACTACCAATGAGGGTATTAGGCATAACATCGGAGGTTTATTTTTAATGTGTGATGCAGTAACAATAGCAATTGTAAGTGGCGCAGCCACAATGTTTCAAGCAAAAAAAGCTCAACAGCAATCTGATGCCATAGCACAAGCAGCTTATGATGCAGACATGCAACAAATTAAAGACAATAGGAGAGAGGTTGCATTAGAGGCAGCACAAAAAGGAAATACATTGGCTCAAATTTTTCAAGAAAAACAAGCATCTAATAGAGCCTTGTTACAAGGTAGCGGTATTGCTAGTAGCATGTCATTAAATGCAGCTTATCAAGATGCATTAAGAATACAAAAACAAGATTTAAATGCAATTGCATTAGAAGAAGGTAGAAAATATTCTGAGTTAGCTTATAAAGGACAAGACTCAAGATTACAATTAGCATCTAAAAAAGCAGCAAACAAATCAGCAAAAGATTCTGCATACATTAAAGGAGCTACAACGATAGCTAAAGCAGCAGAAGGCAAAGATTTTTTCGGTAAAAAAACAACATCTAACAATCCATATTATGCAAAAAGAGGTTTAACATCAGGTGGATTTGAGGACTGGAAAGGATAAATAATGGCATATCAAAGATCAAAAAGAACCCAATTTAATCCTGCTGACATAAGAGTCAATAGAGGGCAGAGTCTGTCGCAGTTTGGATCTACCTACGCACAAGCAGCATTTAAACAAGTAGATGAAGCACAAAATCTTTTAGATAAAAAACTAGATGATTATATTGAAGCACAAAAATTAGAAGGAACTGAGTTAGCAGAAGGCACAGAAATTATTAAAGAAACTCAAGAGTTTGTAAATGAAGATGGAGCAGTTATGACATATGACGTGCCTGTATCTTATGACAGACCAGAAAAGTTAATTAAAACCAAATGGGCTGCTAATACATATGATGAGCAAATACAAAAAACATATACAGATTCATTGATAGGAACATTAAACGAAATAGTTCTTAACGAAAAACAACAACAAAAGATGACCGTTGATTACGATCAAACTGTTCCTGAAAGTAAATTGTTATTTGAAACTAATGTTAGTGAAGGTATTAATGCATTAAGAAATACAGTACCAGAAAGATATAGAAATTATTTTGATGAAAAAACAAAACAATTTGTTAGTGCTGCAACAACTGAATTAACAAATAGACAGGTTGTAAAAAGAGAAAAATATTTTTCTGCATTAGGAAAAATTAATAGAGATGAAGCAGATAGTTATCATGTTGCTAATTTATTAAATACTAATTACAAAGAAAAAGATAATGCATTAGAAGAACAATATGATGAACAAGCACAAGCTTTAGCAAATGGTGATGCTAATGCAAAAATATGGTTAGAAGAAACATATCCTGCAATGAAAGAAATGAATGAAATGGCAAAGTTTATTGCACCTTATTTTCAAGTTAATTACAACGATCCAAAATCAATATTAAAAGCTGTACACAATTTAAATACTATAGAGCAAATATTTAATAATGAGTCTAACCCTAATTTAATGATCAAGGGAGAGAATGGAGAAGACCTTACAATTAAATCTTTAAGAGATGCAGGTTATAATGTAGACAATATTGTTAACAGAAAAAAGTTCCAGTCGACATTTTCAAGAGCCAAAGAATTATTAAAAGAAAGATTAACTGTTCGTGATGATGAAATATCAGCGTTAGATTATAAATATCGTGCTGACAATTTGCCTTTAAAAATGAGACCAAGTGAAACTATTAAAGTTAGAGAAGACTTTGCAAAGTATCTTTCAATAGCAGGCTCAGATTTAAACGATGAAATTGTACCAGAATTTATAGCTTACTTGGCTTTAGAAAATAAAAGAAAAGGTTTAGGTCCATACAATACAAAATTTAATTCTGACAATATGGATCAACCAGAACATGTAGGAATGTTGCAACAATATTATACTTATGTGGCAGGAAAATATCAGGTTTTACCAACTCTTTTAAATAAACAATTAACTGATAACGCAGGTTCTTTGGTAAGTTTAGTTAATACAGGGCAGCTAAGTGGTGATACAAGACAATTAATTGAAAAAGTAATTAATTTGCCAGCATTTAAAATGGTGCGTGGCATTATTATGAATAACAAATCTGGTGATGCTAGATTTATTTCTATATTAGAAAATGTACCAGGTATTGATGATGATCAAATTAGATTGCTAAATCAAATGTTTCGTATGTATGCTCAAGATCCAAATCCAAATGATGCATCTAATCGTATAATTAATGTTTTAATTCAACAAAAAGAAAACGAAAAAAACTTTATTAAGAGATCAGGATTTGAAGATGCTGCTGAAATAAATGAAGCAATAGAAGCAAATATATTAAGCAGTTTAAGTTCAGACCTTTTTGATCCAGATAATATTATTGACCAAAGATATATGCAGGTAGCAAAACAAGCAATCTATGAGGAGTTAATGTTAACCAATGAATCATTTCAAAAAGGTAGACTAGAAAATATTATTCCTGAAACTGTTGCAACTGTTACTAAAAGATTAAACAAGTCAGGTATGTATGGTGAATCAACATTTACTACAGGCAGAGGATATACTGCTGATGATGATGAGAATGATGAAAACAATCGTGCTTTTGGAATGTGGTCATTAGATAATGAATTTTTAAAAAAAGAAAATGTGCCACCTGGTTTTACTAAAACAAGAGAAGATGAATATACAGAAGAACATAAACAATATGTTAGAGAAACACAACGAATAGAAGCAGATGGTGGTAAAAGAGGCAGAACCAAAGCATGGAAAACTATTAACAATCAAATTATAGCAGCAATAGATGATCCAAAAGCAAAAGTACAAAACAAACAATTTGATTTTTCAACTAAATTAGAACTAGGTAGAAATGTTTTTCTTATACCTACTAGTATGAATCAATTTGATTCTAGTAAAGTTACATATCAAGCGGTGTTTTATTCATCACCTGGCGCACAACCCTATTATATGAAAAATTATAAAGGTAATGCTATTATTTATGAAAGAAAAGAAATTCTAAGAATAGCACAAGACAATGAAACAATAGAAACTAAAATAGAAGATTTAGTTATTGAAAAAGGTTTATCAAGAAAAATAAAAGATGCATTTAGTTTGACTGGAGAATTACTAAGCCCATCATATAAAGGAGCAAAAGATAAAGAAAGAGCAAAACTTGCAGAAGAAAAGAAAGTTTTTGAAGAACTAAAGAAAAAAGATGAGGAAAATCTATAATGGCAGTAGGCAATAAATTATGGTATGAGCAATCTATGTTTGATATACAGCCTGACCTCCATCATGGTAGAGAAAGCTACGACAAAGATGCTACATATTTTGATACTATTTCTGCTGCTTGGCAATTAGAACCTGTTGGACAAATGTTTCTTGATTCTTCACTACCGTATGGTGAACAAGAACATGCTTTTTTAGATGCTCCATATAATCCACCAGAAAATATAGAAAACAAAATACAAGAAGATGGTTTGTCAGCATATGCTGATGCTTTTTATGATGTTAGAAATGAAGAACATTATGTTTTTTTAAAAGAAAAAATAGCATACAACAATCATCAAAGAAAAATTAGAGATGATGGCGGTATAATGCCAGAAATTATTGCAGCACTTGGAGATCCTTTAACATATGTCCCAATACCATTTGTTAAAGGAATTTCTTTTTTGCCTAGATTTGCAAAAGGAGCTGGTTTGTCTATGGGTGTTACAGCAGCAGCAGAACCTATACGACATGGTTATGATCCAACTGCATCTATATTTGAATCAGTTATGTATGTAGGTGGAGCAGGTATATTAGGTGGCTCAATGATTGCAGCTTTTGGTAGAAGGGGTATTAAAGGTGTTGATGATTTTAATTCTACTGGCGGAAAAAGCGAAAGTCAAAAAGCAGAAGATTTATTGATAGCTTTTCATGACACAGAAACAAATGTTATGCCTTCTAAAATTTATGATCCTGAATCTGATGTTACTTACGATGTAGGTGCTGATGGTAAATATAAATTAATTGTAGAAAAAGCAAAAACATCAGTAGATAAAATAGATAATTCTACTAATGCTCAATACATAATAATTAAAAAGAAAGGAGAAACACATAATGGTGTTGTTTTAGAAAAAGATACAGTCATTATTGATGAGTTTTCTCTAAGACAAAAATTTATTGATGGCACATATGTTAATCCTAAAGTACAAGGAGCAGCAAAACTTACAGCTAGGTTTAATTCTTATGAAGATTGGTTAAGATTTAATATTAAAAAACAAAAGATGATTGACGATGGCAATGCACCAGTAGGTAAAGATGCTGCTGATACTGAAAATTTAATTAACCAAGAAATAATAGATGATTTAGATGCTGAACAAATAGGTAGAGAAACAGCAGGTATGGGTGGACCAGAAGATAGAAGCTGGTTTGCAGAAAATGTAGATAGATGGTTAACTACTACTGGATCATTAATGAATAATAAAATTAAAAATCCTATAGTTAGAAATGCTATTGCTGATTTAACACAAATGATGGTAGGCGATGGTGCATTAGTAAGTAGAGCAACAAAAGCTGGTAAGACAGTAGGGCAATCTGCATTAATAAAAGCAACAGCTAATCATTTTAAGACTATAGGTGGTTTTAATAAAAGATTAAACCAAGCATTTCAAGCATACAGAAAAGATTTAAGTATAGTTGGTGAACCTATAGTTGGTTACAATCCTGGTGCAATAGGTATTAAAGCAGGAGACTTAGTAGATTCTGCAATAAGAAAAGTAGGTGGTAGAAAAGGTGTACCAGAAGAAGTTAAGTTTGGTGAATTTAATGAAATGATTACTAAAGCACTAAGAGATGATGAGTACTTGCAACAAGCTCACCCTGAAATACAAAAATTAGCTAAAGAAATAAGAGGTGTATACGATTTAATTGGTAAAGAAGCAGAAGAACTAGGCATGTTTCAATCTCAAAAATCTGTAGAAAAATTGAGATTAAAATATGTAGAAAGAATAGCTATTGCAAAAAAAGCATTAGACGAAGCACCAAGCCCTGAACACAAAAAGTTAATAAAGAAAAGATTAGATTATGCAAAAGACAAAGTAGGCAATTTAGAAAAACTTTTAGCAGATATTGATGATGGATTAGAAGATGTTTTTAATCCATTAGTTAATAACTATGTAAACAGGGTTTATGACATTGATGCTATTTTGTACGATGTTGCTAATGATGGATTTAAAGCAGCGCCAGGTGTAAAACCTATTGATTTACCTAAAGTAGTAGATGGCAAAACTGTTGGTATGGTTATTGGAATACCAAATAGAGGTAGAAATGCTACAGGTTTTAGAGCATATGGAACAATAAAAGAAATAGATAGCAAAGGTACTATTAAAGTTGACATAGACGGCAAAGAACTTACCTTAACAAACAAAGCCTACAAGTTAATGGATGATCCAATATCATCTGTTAATGCTAAAGACTTAGCGTTTTTATCTGTGCCACAACCAGGAACATTTAGAAGATTATTATACGATCATTTTAAAAGTGATCCTCGTAGATATATTACAAAAAAAGATGGCAAGACTACAGTAATTACTAGTTCAACAGATGTATACAATCTTAATATGAGAGTAGATGCATCTATAAAGAAAATAACAAGAGACAGTAACAACTTAGATATGGATGGAGATTTAGATTCTTCATATGAAAATAGTGCTTTCTTAAATAAAGAAAGTGCATTTCAATCAAGAAAATTAAACATATCTGATAAACTTTTAGAGCCATATTTAATTAATGATATAAATTATTTAATGCGAATGTATTCAGAGCGTATGCATAAACGTATTGAAATGACTAGAAAGTTTGGTGAAGCAAATGCAGAAACTAAACTTTGGGATGCTGAAATAGATTTGTTAAGAAATACATCTGTTGATGAACTTGATGAAGTTAAAAGAATTATTACAGATTTAGGCGACAACAGAGATAAAGTATATAACATATTTAATACGGGTGATCCATCTAGCTTTATGAAAGCAAGATTACCAGCAGCATTAAGAAACTGGGCTAGTACAGCAATGATGGGTAAAGTATTGTTTGCATCTATAGTAGACTTTGCACGTATACCTATGGTACATGGCTTTGCTAATACCTTTAGATACTTAAATAGCAAACAACCTTTTGCAGCAGACAAAGCTGAGTTTAATGATCAGATATCACAAAATGCATGGCTAGGTGATGTGTACGATGTTGAAATGAATCAAGCCAATTTAAGACATATTGGTGGTAATGAAAATAAAATAGGTAGAGGTGATTCAGCATTTGGTAGATTTTTTGATAAAACAGTTGGCAACCCTTTAGAAGCGGTACAGTCTCCATTTTATCATGTAAATTTATTATCAGCCTGGACACACAAAATGAAATCTATGACACAACATATATCTACTCATAGATTTTTAGAAGATAGTCAAAAAGTATTGGATGGCACAGCAACAGAAAAAGATATATTAAGATTAAATAGTTATGGTATTAGCAAACAAAATGCTAGAGCCATAGCCAAGTTACCTACATACAAAACAACTAATGGTATGTTGTATACCAAACAAGATGAATGGTTAGCAACAAAAAATGGTAAAGCACTAGGTGATTTAATGAGGTTTGCTTCTTTCCAAGATGTGCAAAATACTATTATTACACCAGGATTAGCTGATAAACCTAATATGATGCATGGTGTTATTCGTATACGAAATGAAACATTAGCTAATGCATTTGATAATGATGTAATGAGATTCTTAGGTGGATTTGAAAAGACAGAGTTTGGTGGCAAGTTTAATAACGGTTTCCTAGCTTTACCTTTTCAATTCTATGCTTGGTCTTTTGCCGCAAACAGAAAACTTATGTTGTCTGGATTATCAGGCAGAGAAATGAATATAGCAGGTGGTGCTATATCTATGATTATATTTGCAGCAATGGGGGATTATTTAA